CAATAATAGCGTCTTTCTCTTTTTCAGTAATTGCACGAATTGATTCACGAACTTCAACATCGGTTCCTCCATATACAAAAAATACATGACGATTCTTTGTATGTTCTTTTATCAACGAATGTAAATCTTTACCATGTTTTTCTACAAACTGAAACAATATCAGAGTATTGCCTTCAAGCGATAAAACAAGGTTTTTAATAAATTCATTTCTTGCTTTATTTAGGACGATGTAATCCACTTCTGTGTTGTAGTCCCAATCTCTAGATTGTTTACATACAGTTTCGGGATATTTTAATATCAAGCATTTAATTTTAAACTCTGCAAGATGTTTATTGTCCATCAACTCTTTGGTTGTGGTTGCTTGATACACAGGACCAAATAATCCTTCTAACACTAACCTATGTGTTTGAGTGCCATCAAGTGTACCTGTACAACCAATACGATAACCTGCATTGGTACAACCAGATAAAATAGTTGCAAGTGATTTGGCCTTAAATTGATGTGCCTCATCACCAACTACAAAATCGAATTGTTCAAAGTATTCTTGTGGGTTTTTATAGATTGATTGCCATGTGGTAATTGTTAGAAACTTGTTTGTATGTTTCTCTTTACCAGAATATTGACGATGACAGTATTGTTCTGAATCATAACCATAGTCTTGAAAGTCTTTATACATCTGTTCAACCAAAGATGTGGTTGGAACAATTAATAAACCTCTTTCATTTTCTATTTGCAAGTGGCGAATAATACAGTACAGTATTAAAGATTTACCCGATGCTGTAGGTGATAACAACAATAATCGTTTATTTCGTATTGCATGAACAAACGAATTCAATTGATAATCTCTTACCTCATGTGGTAACTTTAATGTACCAATAAATTCTTTGGCTTCAACCAATGAGAAAATCTTAGAAGTTCTAAGTTCAATATCAATGTCAAGAGTATACTTTCTTTCTTCACAAAACTTTTCAATGTACGCAATTAGGCCACGATATATTAACATGGTTCGTAGGTCTAATAACCTTATCTTACCATCCCAATATCGTGATTTGTATGCAGGTGTAAATTGATAACCTGGTACATAAAATGTGAAGTAGTCAGAAAGTTCTTGAGATATATTTCTTTCACTAGTAACACGAATATATGCTTCATTGACTTTCTCTAATCGAATATCAAACACCTTGTATAAATCTTTCCCAAGTTATAAATTCTTTTAACTGAAAAGTTCTGCTGTGTAATTCTTTTAATATACTTGAACACACTTCAACAATTTCTTCATGCAACATCTTCTGTGCTGTTAATCTGTTTAAGTCTTCATCACTCTCAAAGTATGTAGTAATCTCAGATTTCAATACAAATGGAAATGGTTCCCAACCGTGTTTTTGAAGTTGGTCATCATCCAGTTTACCTGTATAATATTCCCATTTAATCTTTTTCATTCTACTATACTTAAAGTCGGCTTCTTTTGCGAGCAAGCGATGCCGTGAAAGTATATTCAAATACTTACTGTGCAGTTGTGGTATGTTGATAAGTGCTTTACCGGGTTCTGTTCTATCGATAACAGAATCGGCTGCCCACATATTTAATAATTCATCAAGTTTAGTCATTACAAATCCTCCTTAATGGAGTATAACAGAATTAAATTAGTTTGTCAACATCAAAATAGGAATATCTGAAGGTAGCATCAGCTGTAATTGCCGTATCTGGACTATCAGTAGTGGACATAGCAAAGGTAGATACCGATGTGGGGAATACATCGTAGAATTTAAATCTAAAAGTCGGGTTGTTTGCCGATGATAATATGGTAAGTGTTGCATCAGAATATTGTGGTGGTAATCCTGATGCTTGTCGGATACCTGCAGTTTTACTTAGTAAGCCCAAGTTTTTATATTCTTTAAAATCGGAAGGGAAAGTCATTGCACGAATCCAATCGTGAACTTCTAACCAAGATTTTAAAGCTTCATCAACCAAAAAAGTAACATTCAATAAATCATAGATTGCTTTTTCACCTGGTCTGTATAAGTCCACAAAGGGAGTATTCTGTGGAATTTCAGATAAAGAAATACCAGGAACAGTTACAGTCTGGCAAAAATACTGTATGTTTGGCAACCTAGCAAAGTTTAATTGGAACTTATTAGGGTGTAAGTAGTTTGGATTTTTAGGATTTCTGTTAAGTGCTGTCATAGTGGACTATTTAGGCTAAAAAAAAGACCACCCGAAGGTGGTCTTTTAAGAACTCTCTTAACGGAGTTTTTTTAATTACATAATGTTTTTGATAGCAAAAGCACGATAGTAATTGTTTGATTGCTTAGTCAATGCACCAAGACCTTGGTTAGTACCTTCAGCAAATGGGTTGGCAACTAGACCATAACGAGTCTTGAAACCAATCTTTGGTTGGAAAGTACCAGTATCAACTGCACGAACCATTTGTAGAGGAACGTAAGGGCAGTAGAAAATACCAGCGTCATAAGCATTTGTACCTTTGTAACCAACAACAGCAAATTCGTTGGTTGAAGAAGTACCAGCAAATGGGTCGATATAAACTTTAAGGCGACCGAACATTGTACCAGCAAATGTGTTACCTGTATCGTCAACTGTCAAGTTAATCTGACCTTGTAATGCTGAATTGTAGTCAAGTAAACCAGCCATCGCAAATGCAGATGCAACATCTGAAGAAACGATAAGGATGTTACCTTTACCACGGCGAGTTGTCTTAGCAATGGTATTAGCTTCACGTTCAATTTGGAAAGCAAGACCTTTGATTTTTTCAACCATCCAACGACCGTTTGAGTCGGTGTCAAGGTCAAATACAGCTGCGTTAGTTGTACCAACTTGGCAACCCAACTTAGCGACACCGTAAATTGTACGAACAACTTCACGGTTAATTTCAGCAAGAATCTCTGTAGAGAGAATATTTGCCAATTCTGTTTCTGCATCTAAACCATGGACTGCTTTCAAATCTTGTGCAAGTTCCATTGAATACTCGGCCTTTAGAGCACGTGTACGAGCAGTTACAGTAACTTTCTCAATTGAGAATGCCATTTCTTGGAATGTGTTGCTGAGAGCACCATCACCCAAAGCTTCAGCAGAACCTGTTGTCATTGCAAGAGCAGCTGCAGCGTTTGATGTAAACACTTCAGTTGTGTTAGCAGCAACTGTAAGAGCAGTCAACTGGGTAGCAACTTGAGCAATCAGAGCAGTATTAGCACCAGAGAATTGTGTGTTAGCTTCGTTGAAGAATGCTTCTGTACCGCCTTGACCAGCATAACGTGTACGCATTGCGAAAATCAAACCTGTAGGACCTGTCATTGGCTGAACGCCGCAAACGTCATAAGCGATTAAATTTGGCAATGAACGGCGAACCAAACTGATTAAGATTGGATCGAAACCGGCTGTTGGACCGCCAGCAGCAGAAGAACCACCGAAACCGCCTGTACCAGCAAAGTTTGTTGGAGGACCTTCGTTAAGCATACCAGCTGATTTTTGCATTTCAACTGCTTGATTTTCAAGAATAACGGCTGTAACAGCCTTGCGATATGGGTCTTTAATAGACGGCATATCTGGATGATCCAGAACGCCTTCCCATTTCTTTTGTAGATTTTCAGACAAATACATATTATCTCCTAGTTTTTATAGTTTTGTTTTAGAAATTGCTTGTGCGACTGCATTAACGAATGGGTCATTGATGACTTTCTTTTCGTCTGCATCGCCTAATTCCTCATGCAACTGTTGTTCATCAGCACGCTTGGTGCCAGATGGGAAATAGTTCTCACGGATGTTTTCAAGTTTATTTTTGTATTCGTCCTCTGTGGAGAATTCAACACCCTCTGCGAGTGTTTTGATTTTTTCAACTTGAGTGGCTGTGAGGCCTTCACAAACAGAATGAGTAATTTCATTCTTGCGGGCTTCAACTAAAGCTTTTTTAGTTTTGATACCACGCTCGATTTCTTCATTGAGAGATGACTCAAGTTCTTCAACTTTAGTAGCTAACTCATCAACGAGGTCGACTTTTTCAGCAGGAACATCAATGTAGTGTTCTGCAAACAGGTTACGCAAACCTGAAATGAATTCTTCGGTAATTTCAGAACGTAAACCAGATTCGATTGCGATTTGGTTTTCTTCCATCCATTGTTCAACAACATATGATAGGTAATCATCAACTTTTTCAGTTAACTCAGACTTGATAGCTTCAACAGCTTCTTCAAGCATACCTGCATAACGAGTTTCAGTTTCTTCTTCAATTTGTGTAACACGGTCATTAACACGAGCTTCAAAAATTGTAGAAACTTTTGATTTGAATTCTTCTGAGATGGTAGAATCGTCAGCAAA